CTGGCTTGCCTCGGCCCAGGTCATCATCGCGACAAACGGGTCGTGCGTGCCCTTGGCTGCCTCCGCAAACTCAAGCTGCATGCCGGCCGGCATGATGCCGCCGGCGTTGTGGCCCAGGTTCACCACGGCGCTCAGCAGGTCCGCCTTCTCGGACTCGCTGGCGCCCGCCGGGTACTTGCCCAGGCGCATGGGCAGGCCGTAGATCTCCAGGAACTCGGCCAGGTCGCGCACCGCGTAGGTCTTGAACAGGTACGGCCAGGCCAGCACCCGGAACAGCCCAGCGCGCGCCAGGTAGCCGCTCTTGGCCCGATGCACGTGCTGCACCCAGCCGAACGGCCACAGCGGCGCTCCGTCCGCGCTGTTGTCGCGCAGGCGCAGCTCGTTGCGATTGCCCGTTGGCGTGCGGAACCACCGCTGCGGCCGGTGCTCGATGCTCTCAGGCAGCCAGTACCGCCCCTGCAGCGCCCAGGTGATTTCGAGGCATGCAAAGCCTTTGCCGATCGCATCAGACATGTCGAAGAGAAGATCGGCCATGTCAGGCAGCCCGGCGTACAGCAATCTCCCACTCGATCGACTGCAGCGCCAGGCGGCGCTTGTTCATCTCGGCGTAGATGTGCGCGTCGCGCTCCTCCATGTCCTCGTACAGGTCGAACTGGTCGAAGAGGGACCCGATCTCGGCCATGCTCAAGATGCGCGCCAGCCGCGCCGGCGTCAGCCCGCGCGCCGGGTGTGTCGCAAACTCGCGGTGCAGCGCGACCAGCGCCGCGGTCTGCGTCTCGCGCAGCGCGCTGCGATCCAGTGCGCGGCCGTACTGATCAACAATCGCCATGCCTGCCTCCTGTATCAGTACGCGGCCTTGCGGCGCACGCCAACGCGCGCGGCGGTGCCGCCCCAGTCGTCCTCGCGCTCGTCGAACTCACCGCCGCCGCGCGGCGCGGGCGTGAACGCGATCTCGCCGGTCTCCATCTGCATCGCGCGGTGCGCCAGGAACAGCGCAATCGCGTAGTCGCCATGCCGCGTGACCCGCGCGCCGTCGGCGCCCGCGCGCTGCGTCTTGGCCTTGGGCAGTTTGGGCGTGCCGTCGATCACGCGCAGCGCGCGCAGGTCGTCGCGCTGCTCCATGTCGCGCGGCAGGTCGCACAGCGTGCCGTCCTGGAGCGCGGCTTTGAAGCGCGGCATGTGCTGCAGGTAGTACGAGTCGCTGAACTTGACCTGCTCTACCGACTGCGATCCGTAGCGCTGCGCCGCGTACTCCGCCAGGGCCGCGCCGTTGCCGCCGGCGTCGAGCGCCAGCGCACGCCGGCGCCGCACGCCGTCGAGCAGCGCGAAAAGAATCTGTTCTTGCGACCGGAAAGGGCAGTTGGAAAGCTCCACGGTGACGCGCGGCCGGCACACCAGCTCGCGGTCCTGCCCGAGAAGCACAAAGACGCTCAGGTCCGCCAGACGACCAAAGTCGCCGCCCGCCGAGAACACCTCGTCCGGCGACAGCAGCGCCAGCAGTGGCGTGATGCGCTCGGCAATCCAGCCCTCGATCGCGTAGCGCCGCACGTCCTCGGGCAGGCGGCCGAACGGCTCGTCCCATGCGCCGCGCACGACGACCGGCAGCCGCGCATCAAACGCCGCGCGCGCCGGTGAACGATCGTTCACCAGCGTGCACGGCGCCATGCGGCTCTCGATCAACGCCAGCGGCAGGTACGCGCCCGCGCCCTGGCTCGGGATGCAGTCCAACTCTTCGGCCGCCGCCTCGCCGTAGGTCTGCCGCACCTCCGCCACCCAGGCGGCCTCACCCTCGGCAGTCCACTCGATGCGGCGGCGCAGGCACACGCGGCGGTACAGGCCGTCGGCCACCGCGTCCGCAAAGGTGATGCGATGCACGCTGGCCTTGTGGCCCCGCTTGCCGGCGCGGATCTCCTCGATCAACTCGGCAAACGCATTCGTGGCGCCGTTGTGCGTGCTGATCACGCGCACGCTGTTGCCCCACATCACCATTGCGAGCGCCGCCTTGAGCAGCTCGCCGAGGTCCTGGTGATAGGCCGCCTCGTCGATCACGATGTTGCCCTGCTTGCCGCGCAGGTTGCTCGGCCGGCTGGTCAGCGCGGTCACGCGCAGGCCCGTGACCGGGAAGCGCACCTCGAACTGCTTGATGTACCGCTTGTAGCGTCCAGGGCGTTGTCGCTGGCCTCCGCCCAGGTCAGGCCGCAGCGGCGGGTTTTCTCGGCCACCTTGAGCGCGCTGCGGTCCGCGACCCAGCGTTGCTGGTAGCCCAGCAGCGCAGCCGGCGCCAGCCCCGACGCAGCCGGCAGCGCGTCCACCAGGGGGTCGGCCGGCAGCCCGGTGGGCGCCGCCGCCGCTCGCCGCGGCGCGGCCGGCCTACCCATATCGGACCCCCCACCGAAAATCAGGCCCTACAAGCCGCGCAAGCCCGTCCCGTGTGGGTTGGCACCGCCCAGCCCCAGGAATCGCGTCTGACATGCGTCTGACGCGGCCGCAGAGGCATTGGCGCACGGCATCCACCCGGCCTAGCCCGCAATGCCGAGGATCGCCCGGCGAATTTCGTCCGCCGCGGCGGCCGACAACCCGCCCCGGCGGGCAATCTTGTCGGCCTTGCTGGCGGCCTGCTCGGCGCGCTGGCGCACCTGGGTCATCCACTTCTTCTGGTTGACGCTGGCGCGGCTCAGCTCGGCAATGCTCTTGGCCGCCCGCGCGCGCAGCTTGAGCCGCTCGGCAGGCTCGGTGTCGTTATCCGCATCCTGCAGGTCCACGAGGATGTGGAAGATGTCCGACTGCACCATCCCCATCACCGCGGCGCTGCGGTCGTCCGCGTCGTCTTGCGCGTGCTCGGCGATGACCCGCGCCGCCTCGGTCGCCTCCTTGATGGCCGCCAGGCGCCGCTCGAACTGCTGGCCGTGCCGGTGCAGCGCGCTCTTGCTGATCCGGTAACCGCGCGCCTCCAGCGCGGCGGCCAGCTCTTCGTACCCGCCGAACTGGTTGCTCACCAGCACCGCCTCCAGCCACTGGCGGGTGTCTGCCGGCAGCGCCCCCACCTTGCTGCGCTTGGGCATGTCAGTGCCAGTACCGCGCGGGGCGGGCAATGCCTGCATCGCACTCGACGGTGTACTCCACCACGTCCACGCCGGTGCGGGTCAGGCTCGCGTGCCACTGCGGCGAGTTGCGTCCGCCAATCTCTACCAGCCCACGATCCTCCAGGTAGTCCAGCTCGCGCCGCAGCTCGTGTGTAGTGATGGGGTGCGGCACCGCAGCCAGCACGCTCGCAATGAGGCTCTCGGCCGCACCCAGCGGGCGGGCTTTGTCGAGAGTCACCAGGATCAGCCAGCGCGCCGTCTCGCGCGCGGCTTTTGCGATGTCGATCATTGCGGTCCTTGCAGTCGAGCAACGTATTGAGCCAGCAGCTTGATCTCGCTCGCCAGCGCGTCGAGCTTGGCGCTGGTCACGGTCTGGTCGCGGATCGAGTCCTCGCGGCGCACGTAGTCGCGCAGCATCTCCTCGCGTGCCCCGCCCTGCGCGCGATGGATCTCGCGCAGCTCGCGCTCCAGCGCCGCAAACCGCTCCTCCGACTGCAGGACGGCATGCGAGCGGGCGTTGTCCGCAACATCGAGCCGCGCGTCGATGCGCGCTTCGAACTGCCGCAGCACCAGCCGCGCCAGCCCGGCCAGAGCCCCAAAGAAAAACGTGAGCATCGCGCCTTGTATTGCGAGCCACTGCCAGAAATCGATCGAGAGCTGCATGGCAACACTATGGGTTGCGGACCGGCACCACGCACACGCCGGGCAGCGTGCGCCCGTTGCTCGTGGTAGCGAGGATGGTGAGCAGGTACGTTGTGCCGGCCACGCTGCGCCGCGCTCGTGATCGTCTCCCCGTCGCCCAGGCGCGCGGAGTAGTCGCACTCCACCACGTCGACCTCGCCGGGGACAAAGACGCCGAGCTGTCGGCGCAGTACGGTCACGCCGCCACCCTGCGCACGGCCTGCGCGGCAACAAAGCTGCGCACGGCCTGCGCGGCAACAAAGCGCCGCGCCAGCAGACCGGGGCGGAACAGGTCGCCGGCCAAGGCTGTCTGTAGCGCGCCCGCGGCGGCACTGCCTGCCACCGCAGCCCCGGCCAGCGGCACGTTAAGCAGCAGAATGCCTGCCGCCTGCGCCGCGGCCAGCGCAGCACCCGATAGCTGCATCGACACCGTGAGCACCGCCCCGGCGGTAGCACCCGCCATTGCCGCACCGGCAAGTCCTTTGCCCAACGTGATGTTTGCGGCTGCAGCAACCTGCGCCAGCGCAGCGCCGCCGAAGCTGGCGGACACGCTCAGGTCGCCCGCGCCGGACAGCGCAGCCAATGCCTCTCCTGACAACCTGACCTGCAGCGAGAGTGCGCCGGCCGCCGCCACCAGCGTGGCCGCCGCACCGGACAGTGGCACCGACTTCGACACGGCGCCGCTGGCGCTTGCGCCAGCGACAGCAATGCCGACCAGCGAGACCGCCTTGGCGATCTCGCCAGCGGCCGTTGCGCCGGCCTGCGCTGCGCCGGCCAATGCGACGC